GCGCGCCGTCGCCCGAAGAACCGATCTGCGCGCCGTCGCCCGAAGAACCGATCTGCGCGCCGTCGCCCGAAGAACCGATCTGCGCGCCGTAGCCCGAAGAACCGATCTGCGCGCCGTCGCCCGAAGAACCGATCTGCGCGCCGTAGCCCGAAGAACCGATCTGCGTGCCGTAGCCCGAAGAACCGATCTGCGCGCCGTCGCCCGAAGAACCGATCCGCGTGAAATTCACGCCGCCGTCGCTGTTCGCGCCGTCGGCGTCGACTTTCGTGTGTTCTTTGATGTACTCGATGCCGGATTGAATGAAATCCGCGAACGCCTGTTTTTCGCCGATGCGGATTTTGTCGGTGACGGATTTCGTGCCGTCCGTTTTGACCGTGCCGAGCGGTTCAACCTTCGCCGTTACGATGAAATTGCACTCGCTGTCGATAAGGTCGTAGAATTTCAGAACGTCGAAAGGGCTGTCGCAATAGTGAATACCGACGCGGCAAAGGTCGGCGTCCGGCTCCTGGAATACCGTGTTTTCGGCGTACTGCTTGCCTCTGCAAGTCATGTCCTTGTTAAATGCTTTTGTTCCCATGTGATCCTCCTTCTTTGTATTTGTGATAGGTGTTCGCCTTTACGCGCTTTTCGCGGTCTGCATACCGGCAAGGAACCCGCTCATAAACGCCTCGCCCGCCATTGCCGCAAGGCGGCTTTCATGTTCCGACAGTTCGGCGAGCTTCGCCGCCATTTCCTCGGCGTTTGCTTTTTGTTCGTCGGTGACTTTCTTTTCGTCCATGTCGTCCGCTCCTTTCGTTCGTTTCGCCACTCTGCATTTACACGGGCTTGTGACCGTCGGACGGTGTCCGGCTGCATTAGCGGGCGGGGATTATGCCCCCGCGATTCCGAGAAGATTTCCGGCGTAACATTCGTCGCGGTATGTGATCTCCTTGAAAAGGTTGTATTCCACGTCGTCGGCTGCGGACAAACCGGTGAGAGAGACACGCTTTTGCGTGATATTGAAATGTGCGTAACCTTTTTCGGTGAGGATCGTCACCATGTCGCAATCGTCACCATAATAGAAATGCACGACCTCGACGGCTTCGCGTTTCCAAAGGAGCTTGACCGCCTTATTGAAGCGGGAAATCATGTTTTGCAGTTTCTCTGCTTTGTAGCCGTTCGTCTGCGTGGAAATCGTAATGTTATTCATTGTTTTATGCCCTCCTTCTTAACTCGCTTAAATTGTAGCATAAGCGACTTAACTTGTCAATAGGTTTTTATTAAGTCACTTAAATTATTTCCTTGACATTTTGCAAGTTTGCGTTTATGCTATATACAAGGAGGTGAGATGGTGGAAACTATCGGAAACAGGATTAAAGCGTTTATCGACAGCGCGAATATAACGAGGAGCGCATTCGCGGAAAGAATAGGTGTGTCACCGGCTTATGTTACTATGCTTATCGGTGATAAGAACATTCCGTCCGATCTTGTTGTAAATGCAATATGTCGCGAGTTTCGCATCAGTGAAAAGTGGCTCCGCACGGGTGAAGGAAAGCCGTATGTTGATTCTCCGACCTCGGTCGTCGGGCAACTTGCGACGCATTATCACTTATGCCCCGAAGCTGTTGCAATGGTCGAAAAATTCGTCGAGCTGGAGCCGACCGCGCAAAAGACGGTATTCGCGTATATGTGCGCGGTCGTTGACGAAATTCGCGGGCAGACGGGGCCGAAGACGACCGACGGCATGACAGACGCGGAAATCGCGGCGGCGGTGCGGCACGGGGAGGATTTGGAAAAAGAACAGGCGGCGCAATCCGAAGCTTGATCCTTTATAAGTTCAAGCGAGGTTTACGGAAGCCATGAACGCGCGCAATTTTGCGCGCTTATTTCGCTACAATAAGGGGGTTTATCATGCGAAAGTTCAAGAAATGGCAAAAGGTCGTCGTGATCGTTGCGGCAGCGGTCGGCGTTTTGATGATTGCCGGAGGCGCGTCGCTGATTTCCGACGGCGACAAAGGTTCCGGCGTTTTCGGTATCATCCTCGGCGTGCTGTCTATTTTGGCGGCTGCCGGTATTTGCGTGTTCGTCGCCTTGTCGAAGGCGCAACCGGCAAGCACGACGGAACCGGCGCAGGCGCGCGCTGCGGAACCGGCGCGCGTGACACCGGAACCGGAGGAACCGAAGGCGATCTCTGCCGCATTTACACAAAAGGTCGAATACCAAAAGAAGGACTATAAATCATACCGCGAGTTTTACGAATACGCGAGGAAAAAGGGAAACCAGGTAGATATGCTGTATTATGCGTCCGAAATGGACGTACAGTTTTCACGGAAGAAAGACGAATACTATGCACACCAGGATGAAATCAACTCCGACTATTCCGTGATCTACAACCTTTCCGCATGGGGAACGAAAGCAGCGCAGATTTTCGAGGCAAAATGCCTCTATCAAATAAAGGACGCCGAATACCTTGCCGCAAAGTATAAGGAATACCAACTCGAACAGCCGACCGGTTGCGAAGCATACAAGAAGCTCGCGCAAGTGTACGAAAAGCAAGGGCGATATACCGACGCGGCGAACGTGTGCGCCCACGCGATTGTGGCAGGGTACCCGAACGACGGCACGAACGCCGGTATGCGTGGTCGCCTTGCGCGCATGATCCGGCTCGGCGGTCAGCTTGACCGGAAATATACCGGCGTCGCCGACATCGAAATATAACGTATAGGTTGTATTTCGTGCCTTTTTACTTGACTGTAACTTGCGTTTTTGTGAAAAAGGTTCACGATAAACGCAATAAAAGCCCGAATTTCGGGCTTTATCTTACTTGCTTGTAACTTATCAAAAGAGGGAGGAAACGGGCAAGGTGCGAAGCGTGGCAACGCGACGCGGGCAACCGGTGACAATTTGTAACCGGTTCAAAGAGGGATCACATGACTTGTAAATACTGCAAAAAGGAAATCGAGGGCGATTCTGTCTTTTGCCGTTTCTGCGGCGAGCGCGTACAGCGCAAGCGGAAGCCGAAGGAAGAAATCAGCGTCGCCCCGCCGAAGATCACGCCAACCGGCAAATATCGCGGGCGTGTTATGGTGTCCGGCTCCCGTGTGTGGATCACCGAGGACACCGAGGCGGCGTACTATATCCGCGCGCGGGCCGTAAAGGCCGGAATGATCGAACACGCGAACAAAGCCCCGAAGGACACGCTCGGCGAATTGATCGACCGTTTTATAAAGGATAACGAGGCGGTGCTTTCGCCTTCCACGGTGCGGATATATAAGTCCATGCGGAAAAATCGTTTTGCCGGTTATATGGATCAGCCCGTCGCCGGTATTCCGTGGCAAGTTATGATTTCCACCGAAACAAAGCTGCGGAAATCCGACAAAGAAACCGACGCGACGGTCGACGACGAGGGCGAAAAGTATATCAGCGCGAAGACCATAGCGAACGCATGGCGGCTCGTTACTGCAGCTTTGAAATACGCAAAGGTGCCGGAACCGGAGGTCAACCTTCCGAAGACTGTCCGCACCGAGCGCGAGTTTCTGGACTATGAACAGATACAAAAGCTGCTTCCCGCGATCCAGGGCGATCCTTGCGAGGTTGTGTTTATTCTTGCCTTGCATTCGCTCCGACTGTCGGAGATCCGCGCGCTGCAATCGTGCGACGGAAAGACGATACCGGTACACGGTGCGGTGGTACGCGGGGAAAATGGGTTTATTCGGAAAGAATTGAATAAAACCGACCTTTCCCGTCGTGAGGTGCCGGTTATGATCCCGCGTCTGCGCGATCTCCTCGGCGCGCTGCCGGTGCGTATGTCGGATTCGACAATAAATAATCACTTGCGGGCGATTTGCGAACCTATCGGGCTGCCGGACGTGACGTTGCATTGCCTCCGGCATTCGTTCGCGTCGCTTGCATATCATTTACGATGGACAGAAAAAAGCACGATGCAAGTCGGCGGCTGGGCGACGCCGGAGGTCGTACACGAAATTTACACGCATCTCGCCAAGAAGGACGTGAACGACGACATAACCCGAATGCGTGAATTTTACGATGATACCGTGTCCAAAACCGTGTCCAAAAATGCACGTTAAAAACCGTTAAAAAGGTATCGGTAAGCGTTAGAAAGATACCGATTTCCGAACGAAAGAATGGCAAGAATGCCCGATAAATAAAGGAAAACCCCGATTTTTCGGGGTTTTCCTTGTGGTGCCGGTGGTGGGACTCGAAACCACAATAGCACGGTATAATAATAGATAAATAGGGCATATTTTGAACCGTGTCCAAATTGATGTCCAAAACGGAAAGAAACCCCGCGCCGGAGCGCGGGGAACAGGAGGAGACCTCCGACGTGGCAAGCGTCGGAAGATTGCTATTCGTCGAGTTCTTTATCGTGCCATGTGAAACGCTCTTGTTTCGCCTTTTCGGCTTTTTCAGCGTTGTATTCTGCGGTGCTGATACCGAGAAGCGCGCCGAGGAGCGTACACACGACGACGGTGGTCTTCGAGATCGCTTCCGCATACGGGAACCCCCAAATAGCGGCGAGTCCGACGTATGCAGCGGCAAGCGCCGGAATAACGACGAGGGTTATCCATTTAAGGACATCATATAGCTTGTTCGGCAGTTTCATTTTGTTTTCTCCTTTCTGTCAAATGAATCCGTTTTCGCGTTTGCATTTATCGTAGATTTCTTCGATAAATCGGATAGAGTGCGACGCTTTTTCGTTTTTGAATTTCGGGTGTTCGTCGCAATACTGGCGATAGAAAGTAATATCCTCCAGGATATTATCAAAGTGTTCCTCCGAATGCCGTACGCCTCGGCGGCATTCGTCCGCAAAGTCAATGATGCGGCGGCGCGCCTGTTTCGCGTCCGCTTCCGCATCGGTCGCAATGTGTTCGTTTAACGTCTTTTTCACGGACGTAACCTCCGCGCTGATAGCGTCTAACTTATCGGCGCTTCGGTCTTCCTTTTGCCATTTTCGCTGCAAACACAGCGCGAGGATCGACGCGGCTGCCGAAATGAGCGCCGCGCCACACGCTACAATAATTGCCGTCATACCTTTTTCATACCTTGCAGATAATCTCCGTGTACTTTGCGTTCGCGGAAATATACCCCCTTTCTCCGTTAAATTCGACGTCGTACCAATACGGATCGGTGTCCGCTTGACCGAAGCAGGGAAGCTCGTCCCCTGGCTTGTCGATTCCGTGTTCTCGGTAATACCGAGCGTTGTGTGCGGTGCCGATCCTGTCGTATTTGGTTCCGTTACCTTTCCGCACGTTGACGGAACCGCCGACCACCTTCACAAAGCGGTGAGTGGATGGCTCGGGCGTCGGTTCCGGTTCCGGTGCGGGTTCCGGCTCGTCGAAACTGAAACAGCGCGGTTTCCCGACGACGTGCCAAAATGAGGCGCGGAATTTTTCTTTGCAAACGCCATACGACCGGCCCTTTGCGTGAATGACCTCGGTGTCCGTTACCATGTAGCCGATGTGTACCGCCTTTCCCTTGTCGTCAAGACGGAACACCCAATAGCCGCGCGCGGGCGCGTCCGCAGCGTCGCAAAGACCGCGCAGCCCGTTTGCGGTCGTGTCCGAGGATATGATCTTTTTGAGGTTGTAAAGGAAATACGCGCCAAGCCCCGAGCAGTCATACGCATAGAGGACAGTCGCACCGGCGTCGAATTTCTTTTTGCAATACGCGATTGCGTTCTTTCGGTTCGTCGTGTCGGATTCTTTATCCGTGATAACCGAGACATAATTAGAGGGCGTCAGCTTTGTATGCTGCCCGCCCCACAAATACGGTTGTCCGATCTGTTCGACAAGATAGTCGATAAACTCGGCGAGATCCCCGATCTTCAAGATTTTAGCCATTGCATACCTCCATTGCGCGAAGATCCAACTCGTCGGCGAGCCGCTTTATCAGTTCGACGATTTCCGGCACCGTCAGACGCGCGATTTCTTCATCATGCAGCATACGGTTCCCCCGTGATCTCCTCGTACTGTTCCGGCGTGAGCCGTCCCCTCGCGGTGAGGTTTCGAATCATTTCTTTGTTCCACTTTTCGGGGTAGTATGCTTTTGCCATTTCAAAAATGCTCATTCTGCGACGTCCTCCATTTCTTCGGTGTCGAACACTTCGGGGTAATCCATAGCGGCGATATAGTCCAAAATCGCCTGTTGGTTCGCGGCGTTGGCTTCCGCGTTTTCGAGCGCTGCCTTTTCGCGCAAGTCCATTTTGTTACGTTCAAAAATCGGGTGGTTCATTTTCTTCCCTCCATAGGTTGATGTAGTATTGATCCATCCGGCACAGCAGCCGGAACGTATTGCCCTTCCCCGCGTGGTTTCTCCATGCGGAATAGGAATCGTCCACTTTTTCGCGCGGGATCTCGCCACGCTTTGATTTTGCAACGAGCCGACGCAGCTTCTTTCGTTCCCGCTTTACGTTGTCGGGGCGAATGAGGAGCAGAACCTTTCCGGCGTCCGTCAAGAAATACCGAAAGCCGAGAAAGTCGATGCCCTCGGAAAGCGGGTATATGCGCGTTTTCTTTTCGTTCAGCTCAAAGTGTAGGACCGCAAGGTATTCGCGTATGCGGTTCACGCATTCCGCAAGGTATTCCGCGTCCTCGCTGATGATAAGAAAATCGTCCATATACCGGATATAAAGCCGCGCGTGAAGCTGCTCCTTTACGAAATGGTCGAACCGATCCAGGACGGATATACCGGCAATCTGTATAAGCTGGCTGCCTGGGTTGTAGCCCTTGTCGCCCTCGTACTGTTCGCGCAAGATTCGCACGACCATTTCGTAGACGGTCGGCGGCAATTTCTCGCGGAAAAGCTGCTCGGTCATGGCGTGATCCATGTTCGGATAATACCCGTGTATATCGAATTGCGCGACATATCCGACGTTGCCGTGCTTCCGGTAATACCTTCTCAAAAACTCTTTGAGACGGTTCCTTGCGGCGTCCGTGCCTTTGCCCTTTTGACAGGCGTAATTATCGTATATAAACGATCTGCTCATAAGAGGATAAACGGCGTTGTCGTTCAAACTGCGCTGATATACGCGGTCGCGGAATGTGATGCTTGCAATTTCGCGCGGTTTCGGCGAAGAAATGGTAAACTTTACCGTAGGTCTTGCCTTGTATGTGCCGTTCCGCAATTCTGCGGATAGCTTCATGGTTCGCTCGATGCCGTTCAAATAAAACGACGCCGTGCTGTCCTTCCACAATACGCCCTTGCGGCACTTGTTCATAGATTCGTATAGCTGCTCAAAACCGATAACTGAATCAATGTTGAAATAATCCATGTGTATAGTCCATCTGGCGGCGGTGCCGTCATGCACATCGTGGATTTATTGTTCTGCCTTTCGGCATGGGATTCGACTCCTTGCGTCAAGTTTCGGCGGTCCTCCGCGTTATGCGCGGGGCTGTTATTCGCCGAATGTAACACAATCCGGAGCGCACCGATTCACGTTCGTCGCGTTGTTGTTGTTGGCGTTGCCCGACGTGTTGACGTTCCATGTGTTGTAGGCGTTGGCACGGTTCGCGGAGCGCAGTCGGCAGTTCTGAGCTTACAGTCTACACCCAATCGTTATTTTTTAAATTTGTCGGAATACCTTTTGCGGTCGGACTCCCGCCATGCGCGGATAAGGTTTCGCGTTTCTATCGCTTTCCCGCTCCAGTAAACGACGCGCTTTGTCGGAAGGTGAAAAACACGGTGCGCGACCTCGATCATGCTCAAAAGGATATTGCACGCGACAGCCGCCCGTTCTTGAAATCCGAGCCGTTCTGCAAGGTCTTCGGGACTATTCACAAGTACGTTGTTCGCGCTCCACGCGAGCGTGTGAATGTCAAGCGCGACCGATACGATCTTATCGGTGAGCGCCGCTTGAAACTGCTCCGAAAAGTTCTTTTTGTTGGTCGTAATCTGCACCGTATAGCAAGCGAGGTCGTGCGCTTTTACGCACGCTTCGAGTTTTCCATTTGTCCGCGCATTTTCCGGTACTGACATTTTGTTTTCTCCTGTTCGTCGCGGTACTCCCTCCCCGCGTGGTGGGGAGGGATGATAGATTAGCAAATGACGCAAGCCGGAGCGCACCGAGCCACGTTCGCCGCGGAGCTGTTGCTGGCGGTGCCCGACGTGCCGACGAACCATGTGTAGCAGGCGTAGGCACGGGTCGCGGAGCGCAGGCGGCAGTACTGAGCTGACGTGCGCGCGTTGTACGCATAGCGGATATGATATGCGTTCGTGCCGCCGTTGCCTTGCGCTTGCGGGGACGAAAGACCGAGGCGGCGTTTCCAATACTCCCAGTATTCGCCTTCGACGTCGGACGCTTGCGGCACGATATACTCCTGTTCAAGCGACGCAGGGAAGAACGTGTCGAACGTGTCCTCGTATGTTCCGATCTCGCTGTCCGAAAGCGTGTTGAGCGCAGTTCTGACTTTGACGGGCTTTATGATGTTCAAAAATGCGTCATCAAAGCCCGCCATAAACCCGCGAAGCGTGGAAAGCTGCTCCGGAGCGCGGTCATACGGATTTTGAGCGGTCCACCACGCGCCCGCCGCCGCCGAGCTGTTCAATCGCTGACGCAGCCCGCTTTGCGCCCAACGGTTATACCCATAGGAGCAGCGCTGCATATTGTTCATGCCGGACGTGCCGTATTTCGTCGCGCTTGCAAGCGTTCCGAGGGACGTGCCGGTCGCGCCTTCGGTGAGCGTCAGTTTTTCGGTCGGCGTCGTAGCGGTCGCCGATGCGAACACCCAAACACGCCACAGATTCGGCGCTTTGTCGGAAAATCCGGTCGTCGTGGATTCCAAGCCGAGAAGGAGCTGCCCGCCGACGGGAACGTCTTGCGTCAAAGTAAACTGATACGTCTTGTTTGCGACGATCTGCCCCCACGCATTCCCCATCGTGATATTGTACGTCCCTGCCGCGAGCGCGGAACCGGTCACAACATAGAACGCCTCGGCTGCGTCGAATTGACACGCCTCCATTGCGTAGTGCGACTGAATGAACATACCAGGCACCGTCTCGCCGTCTTGCAGTGTCACGTCCGCAAAGTGAACGATGTCGAACGGCAAAACGTAGCTGTTTGTCCCGTCGTTGTAGTTCAAAAAGATTTGATCCCCGAACGTGAAGACCTTGTCGGCTTCGCCGCTTCGGACGATCTCGTGGATCTCGTTCAGCGTGACGATGGGCGTCGCTTCTCCGGCAGCGGAAAGAAGCTGCGTCAAGAGGAGGTTCTGACGCGCGATCCCCTCGACGATAAGGTGTCCTGTTTCGTCCAAGAGCGGCGGTTTGGTAATCATGCTCATATTGCTTTATATCCTTTCTTTTTATTCGGAATATGTGACGCACAGCATACCGTCCACGACGGAAAGCCCGAGCGCGTCGAATGCGTCAACCTTTCCTTTGAGCGCGGCGTCCAGCTTCGCATAGGAAACCGCGCCGTCCGCAAGCGTCGTCGTCCATTCGGGATGCGCCGCGAGGATTTCGTCGACGTATGCGTGGATCTGCGCCGCTAAATAGACGAACGTCTGCTCCGTGGCGTCAATATCCAACGGGCAAGCCGCCGATTCCACAAAGAGCGGAAGTTTGACCGAGGATATGATGTTGGCACCGTCGGCGATATACAGTTCGACGTTTGCCTTTCCGGCAGAAAGGAACGCGGACGGGTGAATCGTGAACGTGACGACGTTCGCGCTGTTCGATACCGCGTTCGCCGTTGAAACGACGATCTGCGCGCCATTGGTCGGCGTTCCCGTGACCGTGATCCCGTAATCGTCGAGGTCGACCGTCGTGCTGTTCCGTTTCCACACGGTACCGTTATAGGTGAACGTCGCGGACGAAAGCCCCGTAGAACCCCATTTATCGAGGTTCATGCGAACGGTCAAGCCGAGCGACGCGACAGCGGAAACGATTTGATCGTACAAAAAGAACACGCCGCTCGCTGTGCGGACGCCGATCATAAAGACCGGATTTGACGGCATTATAAAAGCCGCTTCGCCGTCGAGGACGGTCAATTCGACCGCGCGCGTGTTCGCGTCGTACTGCTTCGCGTAGATCGGCACAAGTACGTCATTCCGCTGCAAGTCGACCGTGATTTGTCTTATGCTTTGCATAGTTCCTCCTTATGACAAAAGATTAAGAAGCGCGATAAGCTGTGCCTCTGTGAGAAGCGTATCGCCGAGCATGATCCCGTCGTGGAAAACGATCCGCTTGTATTCGTGATCCTTGCCGTCGTCTGGGTTCGTTTCATGCAAGGAGATCGTTCTGGTGGTCGGCGAAATATCGAAGATTCGGTTTCCGGTCGCCGCGACGGTCGTCGTTGCCGATACCGTCGTGAAGTAGTCGATGAGTTCAACCTTGACCGTGTACGTCGTGTTCGTGTCTGTGTTCTCAATCGTGTACGTTATGTTCGATCCGCTATAATCGGACAACGTGATCGTATCGACGAGCGTGTACGCATAATCCGACGCAGCCGCCGGTTTGGTGTAGATTTTGAGGGTTTTGTCGTTATGGTTCGAGCATGGCGAAATAGCAAACGTGTACTTTAGCGCGATAATCGACGGCGTTCCGGAAACGCGCTGTGCCTTTTCCGATATGGTCGGCGTGGAATACTGCAGTACCGTATATGTTCCGGTGTATGTTGTCGTTCTGCCGCGCGTGTCCGTGATCGTCATGGTATAGGACAGCGTGCCATATCCCGATATGACGTTCGTTGTCGCGGCGTTCGCCGTCAGCGTTTGCCCGTTTATCGCAATCGAAACCGAGGCGACCGTGGCGCCGTATGCGTTCGACGTGTCAAACGTGCCGGTTACTTTGATTTTCGACTTTCCCTGCACGAACGCCGAGAATTTCGCGGCGATACCGGAAACCGTTTCCGCAAGTGCGACGCTCGATATTCCGACCTTGACCGTGTCCGGTATCGAAAGCGTGACGTCGACGGTCTTTGTCCCGATCAGCGTCGAGCCGTTGAATGTCTTGCAAGTGATCGTACACGTCCCGCCCGTCGCGCTCGGAAATTGCGAAGCAAGCGAAAGCGGCGGCGTCCACGAATAGGACGTATCGACCGCCTCCGCAATCGTTCCGGTCTCGTTGCCGTACTTGTATTCGAGTTTGTGCTTGTACGCGGAATTGTACCGCGTAATGCTGATAGAAAGCGCGGAACCGAGCGTCCCGTTTCCGGCAGAAACGTCCGAAGACGCGAGCTTCCAAACAGCGTAAAGCGTCGTCGTTGTGTAGAGCGCGTAGGTCGTTCCGGGAAGATACGTCGCTTCCATTGCGTTTGGCGATGTCGACCAACCAAGAAAAATATAGCCGGATCTCGTCGGCGTTTCCGACCGGAGCGTTACATTATATCCGGCCCAATGCGACTGCGTACTCGGTGCGTTGCTGCCGCCGTTCGCGTTATAATAAACGTAGGCGGTGTTATGCGCCCATACCGCGTACAAATTGATCGTATAGGTTTCGTCTTCGTCCTCGAAAATGTGCGCGACACTGTTTCCAGGTTGTGTCCATACGCTTCCGGAAGGTGTTAACGCCCACCCTTGAAAAGTATAATGTGTTCGAGTCGGAGACGCGCTGCTCAGCCGCACGGATCGCGCATAGTTTTGCGTGTTTATGTCATAAATACCGCTCTCGACCTGTGAAGACGGAACGCCGGACACATTCGTTCCGTTTCCGAAATAGTTAACTATGAATTTCCAACTTTTATGATCTGGTATAACCGCCGGCATATCTTACCTCATTTCACGTCAAGAACAAGATGTCGGTTCGTTTCGACATGCAAGCTCCACGGATCGATGTCGAGCGCGTCGTCTGCGACAAACCGTTTTGCGTGCGCTTTTTCGGAATCGAAAGAAGCGTAGGCGTTCGACAAGTCCGTCGTGTCGTCCTGCCCCGAAAAGAAATAAATAACGCGGTTCACGAGTTTCAGCTTGATTTCGTTGTCGTCCTCAATTCCGATAACGAGCGCCGGTTCTGAAGGAATGAACCGCATATAGGTCTTGCGCGTCGCGTTGTCTTGCGAAACGGCGTCAGTTAGATTCGTGATATTCGTTTCGTTATTGTAGATCGCCGTCCATATAACGCCGTCTGGGCTGATAATCTCGGACACCGTGACGCCGAGCGCGGCGGCGGTTTGCTGGATCGCCTCGACCGTCTGTTGTATCAGCGTATAGTTCGTCGTGCTCGTTTGGATCAGCGACCGGAGTTCCGCAGCCGTTACCTCCCATTCGCGCCGCATACCGGATATTTCGTCGTTGACAGCGCCGAGGGCTTCGAGCGCGGCGTTTCGCGCTTGCACCTCGGCAGCGGTCGCCTGTGCGGTCGTCATTGAATACACGTCCGGCGCGACCGACGCGAGTGTGACCTTGCTTTGCTTCGGTTCTTCCGGATATTCGTCATATTCGACGATGCTATGCACGACGCGCAAGTTTCGGTCGGTGTCGATCAGCGTCAATTTGCGGTGTACGACAAACTCCAAAAAGGCGTAATCATTCGACCGTTTTGCAAGGTCGTCGACGTCGCATTCGTAGGATTGCACGGGCCGCGACATTGTGAGCAGCTTTGCGAGCGCGTCTTCGTAAAGGTTCTCCGCTACCTCGTAGCGTTCGTCTTTCCAAAACGCGGTGATAACCTTATCGGAATAGGTGTAGTCCTCGACGTAGTCTTTGCCGTACACGACGCCGTCGATAATGGCGGTTCGCGGTGTGAGACCGTTCGCGCCTACGGCATAAAGGCGCGTCGCGAAGTTTACGGTTTCGCCTTTGTACGTCAATCTGCGGAGGTTCAATTCCGTTGTGAGATATTCGCCCGAAACGGCAATCGACGCCGGATTTATGACCGTCAGCGTTCTCGCGCGGGTGTTCCATCTGTACCATACGCCGAAGACCGTCGCAGCGTGTGTCAAAATATCGAAGTCATTTCCGTAATCAATGTCGACCGTTCGCCGGATCGTTATTGCGTCAGCGCCGATGATCGTCCAATTCGGAAGGATCGCGGACAAAATATCGGACAGATGAACGGAGCCGGACGAATAGTTCCAATATACGGAAATCCGCAGCTCGTCAAGGTTCAGCGCGCAGCCGATTTGGTCGTCGGAAATCTTTTTGACAAGCCACAAACCGGCGTCTGTCTGTATTTCGGCTTCCTCGATGATATGCGGATATTGCGGATCGTTCGTAGCAACCGAGAAGAACAGCTCGTCGTTTCCGTCCTGTTTGTGGACGATATGAAACGAGGAATAGTTCGCAATCGGTTCAAACGCCCCGTCGTGCTTTACTGCAATCATTTCGGCACCTCACATATACAACGGGTAATATTCCACCTTGACCGTCAAACCCGCCGTAAAAACGATTTCAGCGCGTCCAGGCGTGAGCTTCGGGAACGTCGTCAAGTCGGTGTTGCCGAATACATTGCTGCCGTTTTGCGTAACCTTGCGGGAAAGTCCGTCAATGACGACCGTTCCGGTGAGACCGGTGATCGTAATACCGGCGACCGTAACCGTTCCGGAAATACCGGACACGGTCAGCCGCGCCGGTGCCGGTCTGTTCCCTTCGACCACGAAAGAACCGGACGCGGTGAGCGTTCTTTGTTCGAGCCGCCCGTGCCGGACGCCGTCAAATTCAAACGTGGCGGTCGAGATCCACGGAGCGGGGCGCTTCGGTGCGCTGTTTTGGTCGAACGCGCACCGATAATAGAACCCGTCGGGCAAAAGCAAGTCGCAACCGGCGAGAAAGACCGCCGTCAAGTCGGATATTGCGCGTTCCGTTTCTTGCCAGCCAAACCCCGAAAAGTCGAGCGTGATCTTGACGCGCCGGAGGGTGATTTCACCGGAAACGACAACCGGAAAGAACGCGCTCGGCGTAAACAGATACCCGTTTTTCACGCCGACGCCGCCGACGGAAAAGTCGAGCATTTGCGCGCCGTATAGGGAAAACGGCGTATCATTGACGCGCGGTTCGATTATTTTTTCGTACTCCATGCGATCTCCTTACTGACATACGGGGAAATGACGCGCGCCGTTTCCTTGCCGTCGAGGTTGATAACCGTTTCGACGTATTCCGGTTCGTGTTCGGTTTCCGCTTCCGCGTTCCGCGTGGCGAGCTGCACGTTTTCGGAAACTTGCAGTTTTCGTTGTTCGGCTTCGATTGCGTGTTGCATACGGTCGTATGCTGCACCGACTTCGGCGTCGATCCCGCTTGTTTTGGCTTTGAGTTCAATTTGCGGCGTCGGCATATTCGCCTGGAGCGAATCGACTGCGTCGTCGACGGTGTCCTGCAGTGCCTTTTCCGCGTCCGGCATGGCGTTCTCAAAGCCAACCGACATACCAGGCGGCAACCAGCGTCCAACCTCGCGTGCCATGACCTTTGACGGAGATCCGATTCCGAATATCCGTTTGAGGAAGCCGACGACGTCGCCGACCCAACCGCTGATTTTGTTTTTGATCCAGGACAGCGATCCCGATATGCCGTTCCAAATGCCCTCGACGAGGTTTTTGCCAATGTTGACGACCGCTTTGAATCCGTCCGAAATGGTCTTGAACAGGTTTTTGACGAGTTCGCCGCCCATCTGTACCGCCGATTGTATAATTTGCGGTATGCACGAAATAAGCCCGCGCACGAGTTCGCCGATCAGCTTCACGGCGGCTTGCAGAATCTGCGGTAGGTTCTGTATAATACCCTGCACCAACGAGACCACGAGTTTTACGCCGGATTGAATGATCTGCGGTAGGTTCTGCGTGATACCGTTTACAAGCGACGAAATGAGGCGCGGCGCCGATGCGATAAGCTGCGGGAGCGCGTTTATAATGCCCTGCACAAGCGATATAAGGAGCTGGATGCCGGTTTCTATGATGATCGGCAATAGTTCCGTGATCGCTGCGACAATGCTGTCGATTATGGTCGGGATATACCCAATAAGCTCCGGTAACGCGTCGATTATGCCGTTTAGAAGCTGCATAAGCAACTGAATACCGGTCTCAATGATAAGCGGCAAATTGTCGACGACAAGCGTGCAAATGGTTTGCACGATGGTCGGGATATACCCGATCAGCTCCGGCAACGCTTCCATGATGCCCGACAAGAGGGACGTCAAGAGCTGCATTCCCGCGTCGAGAATCAAAGGCAGATTTTCGACAAGAACCGAAACGACGGAACCGATCAGCGTCGGCAAATAACCGAGGAGCGTCGGCAGCGCGTCCATAACGCCCTGCACAAGGGACATTAAAAGCGTAACGCCCGTTTCGATGATAAGCGGAAGGTTCTCCGTAATAATCGAAATGACCGTTTCTATGAGTGTCGGGATATATTCGAGAAGCACCGGCAGCGCTTCCATAATGCCGTCGAGAAGCGCGTTAAGGATCGAAACACCGGCTTCGATTATGACCGGCAAATTTTCGACGATAGCCGTCAAGATGCTCTCTATCAGTTTCGGGAGCGCCTGGATGATGATCGGAATCGCTTTCACAATGCCGCTCGCAAGCCCTTTCACGAGCTGGATTGCGGCATTTACAAGCATACCGACGTTGTCGACAAGCGTTTGCGCGAGCGTCAAAACGGCTTCGACCGCCGCCGGTATGAGTTCCGGCAGCGCAGCCCCGATGCCGTTCAAGAGTTCCGAAATAAGGACGATGCCGGTTTCCAATACAAGCGGTGCGTTGTCGATGATCGCTTGCACGAGTTCCGTAACGACCTCGACCGCCGCTGCCATGATTTCTCCGGCATGATCCGAAATACCTTGCAGAATCGAAGAAAGAAGTCTGCCGCCGATTTCTATTGCTTTCGGCAAAAAGCCGGTCAGCTTTACAAGAGCTTCCGATAGGATCGTGCCGAGTTCGCCGAATGCGCCCTCGATGCCGCCGATGTTAAACGCCTCGGTGAGCCGCGCAAGACCGTCGGAACCGAATTGCACAAACTCGCGCATGGTAGGCATAAGTTCGTCGCCGATGGCGATTTTCAAGCCGTCAAACGCGGAACCCAAAATGTCGAGGTCGCCCTGGAGGTTGTCCGTCATGGTGGCGTACTGTTTCGACGCCTCGCCGGTGGAATCCGCGAGCGCCGCCGCCCATTCTTCCTGTTTCTCGGTCGACGTGACAATCATTTGGTTGTAGGCGTTGAACCCTTGAATCCCGAAAATCGTTTGCGCGATTGCGGTCTTTTGCGCGTCGGTGTATTTCGGCAAGCCGTCGGCGCCGAGCGCGTTCAAGGAGTCGTACAGTTCGTTTACAACGGTATTGAAATCGCGGAAATTTCCCTTTTCATCGAACGCCGAAACGCCGACCTCCTTCAAGGCGTCGGCTGCCTGGTTCGTCGGCGCGTATAGGTTCTTCATGGCGGCGGCGAGTTCCGTACTTGCCGCCGATCCGACGACTCCCTGCTCTGCAAGACGTAGCAAAGCAATCGTTGTACTGTCCGCGCTTTGACCGTAGGAAGACGCGACTGCAGCCGCACCGGAAAGCGCGTCGCCGAGCTGCGATACGTTTGTATTTGCGAGCGTTGCGCCCTTTGCCATGAGGTCGGCGTAATACTGCGCCGATTTCGTGTTGTCCGCAAAGCCCTTCATGCTGCCGGACACGAATCCCGCAGCGGTCGATAAGTCCATAGAACCAGCAGCGGCAAGGTGCAAAACGTCCTCGATCATGCCGATTGACGTTTTCGCGTCATATCCGGACATAGCGAGAATGTTCAAGCCGTCGGCGGCTTGCTGTGCGGTAAAGTTCGTCGCGCTCCCCATTTCGAGGGCTTTTGCGCGCAGCGAATCGAACGTATCTCCCGCGCCGTTGACGTTGTTCGCAATGTCCTCGGACGTGATACCGAGCGTTGCCGCGATCTGCGACATGGACGTGTCAAACTGCGACGTCGTTTCAATCGACGCTTTGCCGAGCGCGACAAGCCCCGTCGTCGTGGCGGCGAGCGCAGCGCCGGTCACGCTTCCGAGCGCCGCAAGACCGTTTCCGGCAAGGCCCGCGATATTTTTCAGTCCTTTTTTGAGACCGCTTTCGTCTACCTCGGTACCGAAAACGACAGAACCGTCATTTGCCATAAAAATAGAGCCGTCCTTTCCTGGCTATTTTTCAATAGTTCGGAAATAACGGCTCAATGGCTCACTTATTATTTGCCGGATTATGTGAAATCTCGATTTCCTTTCCGCATTTCTTGCACCGGATATAGAACCCTTTGCAAGACGCGGTATTGTCGTAGAGTAAAAGACGCTGTCCGCAATGCGGGCAACAAAACCATTTTCGCTCAATAGGCGGTATAGGGATCATATAGCAACGCCGCCTTTTCTTCCTCGCTTTTCCCGTTCCGTAGCTTGTAAAGCGCCTGTTGCTGCGCGATCCGGTTACGCTCTTTTTTGTCGGTGATCTTCGATAGGTTTACCGACCGATAACCCATAATTTTGACGAATAGGCAATCCTCGCGGAGCGCGTGCAGCATTGCGTGAAATTTCCACCAATGCAGCCCGTCAATATCGCATAGGTCGACGCCGTACTGTTCGAGGAACGCCGCATAGATGTACTCGGCGTCCTGGTCGTAGTCGTATATGCGCTGTGCCTCCTGTTGCGCCTCGCGGCGTTTCTCGGCACGTTTCAAAAGCCGCTTGTCTTCCGGCTTCCCGCAGCGGTAAAACCACAAAAGCGCGTTTACGATTTCGTCTATATCATCCGGCAGCGCTTCGGGGTGTTCGTAGCATAGCTCGACCGCACTTTCGATGCGCTCGTCTTTTCCCAGCTCGTCGTCCGAAAGAAGCTGCTCAAACATGATATATATACGGAAATCGGTGCGGATAGGATGAAGCGCACCCGCCACACGGACGCATGACGGGAGCGCGTCTATCAGCATATTCATCCTTTTGCGCGGCGCTGTGCGCGGTTAGGCAGATACCGGTTGCGCTTTTCGTTGCGTGCTTCGCGCTGCGCGTTCACGCAGTCGAGGAGCGCCATGTATGCGTCCTCTTTCTCGGACACGGAAAGCCGCCCGCCGAAAAGTTTTGCGGCAGCGCCTTCACCGAACACGCCGTCGAAAAAGGCGTCGTACGCTTCGCAAAGATACCGGAGAATTGCGCTTTGCTTTCCGTCCTTCGGTGCCGATTCGCCTTTCTTCATAAGGCGCTCGGCGGCTTCTTCGTACCGCTCTGCCGTTTCGACGTCGGTCATGTCGAGCGGGAACGTGACGTCCTTATACACATATTCAAACATAACGGTCTCCTCCTGTTACGTTTTATTCGGCGGTCGCCGTGAACGTATTGTCGGACGGCTTGAACGTGCCGACGACGTTCTCGGTCGCTGCTTTGAGGGTGCCGGTGTAGACGAGTGCTTCGACGCCGTCCGCGATTTGATCCGGTACGACGACATAGGTGCGCTTGCGCGCCGGACACGTCGCGGCCGCGTCGGTGCCGGTCACCTTGTAGAGATCAACGATCACGATCTCGACCTCCGCGTCAGCGCCGACGGCTTCGCTGTCCGTGATCGTGACGATCTTCGTGCAGCACGGATCGTCGTCGTAAACGTCGCACGAATAGGCGATACTCGGCGCGTAGCCGACGACGTCGGTTTTCTCTTGCTTCATGTGGATATACTGGCGGGTATATTCCTTTGCGTTCTTCGATTCGGGGAAGGACGTAAAGCCGTCGCCGATGCGCGACCATACGGGGGCCTGCGCGGTACCCGTATTCATGTACGCCGCCTGGTCTGCTCTCAAAATAAGCATTTATTCATCTTCCTTTCTGCTTGTAAAGTAGTCTGCACTCGATTTGGTACCGAGCGCTGTCGGCGTCTGTCATAAAGGCATAGCCGGAGGATAGCACTTCGATTTTCTGCGGCTCTTGACCGGTTTCGAGCGTATGCGGAAGGTCGACCGATTCGATCCATTCCGTGAAATCCTCCCAAAACCCAGCGTTTTCGAGGTTTTGACGGATCTCCTCGCCGTACAGTTCCGCGCTTGAAAACGTGAAAACGTACTGCCGGATGCTGCTCCCGTCAATGAACCGCTTTACAATCGGCGCCGCAGGGGACGTATTCACGGAATACGAACCGTTTTCTGCGTCGAGGAAATCGACGTTTATGCGCTCGTTTTCCAAAAGCGGACACGTCCGAAGCAAGGATCGAATATAGTCAATCAGTTTCACGCCTTACGCTCCTTTTAGGTCTTATCAACCCACGCGAGCGCGCCGTCCACAACGCCGAGAATCTTCCCGTTTTGCGCTGCGGTAAATGCCGGAACGCCGGTCGGAATATCGACCTTCGCCCACTTGCCGCTGGAAACGCCGAGAACCTTCTTGCCGTTGTCGGACGCCGACGTTGACGGAAGCACGTTACCGAGACCGCCGTGCGCCGTGATCGCTGCTTTGATTTTCGCAATCGTCGCGGCAATCGTGTCGGATGCTGCGGGGGTGCCGCCGAGCGTGGTCAAAATGCCTTTCAGTTCGGACAAATTGCTCATAGGTTTACCTCATTTCTTCGATTTTGCTTTGAGAAAGTTCGCTACATCTTGCCGTAATTCGTCGCCGCGCTGTTCCTTCATGCGTTTGTCCCAATTCGGGCCGCGTTGACCGCCGCCGGAATACGATAACGGTTTCCCTGTGACGCGCTTCGGTTCGCCTCGGCGCGCCCAGGGCGAATGCGTCATAACGCCGACCATAACGACGCCGCCATATTGAAACTGTGCATACGGGCCAAGGTACCGAACGTAGTTTGTACCGACGAATGCGGTGTTTTTCAAGTGTCCGCTGCGAAACGGTACATACGGATCGCAGTACGCTTTGAACCGCGCCGCCATATATTTTTCAGCTCCGCGAAAATCGCGATTTGCAGCGATCTTGTCGGGGTTGCATTCGATACGCTTTACTTCGATCTTCATTGACCGATCACGCTCCAATGTGGCAATAGGACGCCGCCTCCGCGCGAATTATCCGAAATATCGAGGACGGTCATGTATTCCATACCGGCAAGGTCGGAAGGGCGAGAAACGGCGCTCACAACGCCATTTACAAAGAAATCGCCCTTGCATAGAACCGCACCGGACGGAAGGGAAGGAAACCGGACGTATGTGTAGCGCTCCATTGTAGCCCCGCGATCCGTGAGATTTGTCCGCAGCTTCGAGAACCACGAACAGTTCCTTATCGTGTGGCATTCGTAGGTATCACCGTCGACGCTCTTTACATGATGCACGAGCGTCAAGGTTTTGTTGCACGCTAACACCGCCGGAACCCTCCTTGATACATAAGCCCCGTTAAGGCAAGATACCGCAAGGCAGCGTCACGGAGGCGCTGCTTTGCGGTGCGGTTTGTTTGGTACGTCTCGGAATAGCCGTCGTTCGATGCGGACACAATCACGCCGTTTTCGGTGCGCGTCAGCTCGTCGACGACGGCGCATTCTGCCATCTTGACACGTTCGACGGTGTCCTCGTCGGTGACGCTGTTCGCGCGCCCGAACGTGAGATTTTCGACCTCGAAACACGCGCGCTTTTTGAACCGGTTAAAAACCTCCTCCGGCGCGCTGCCGCCGTATGTCGTGTTGTAGAAATTGTAGTCCGCTTCGATCATGGCTTTATGCGAGCGTCACGCTCTGCGTGGTATTGCTGGACGAGATCGTCTTCGTACCCTCGGAGGTCTTGCCGTCCTTGCTGACCTTATAGGTATAGGTGCCGTTCGTCAGCTTGAACACGGCTTGACCGGACGCGTTCGTTTTCAGCTTCGAGCCGCCGATTTCGATCCGCGCGCCTTCGATTGCGTTGCTGCTGCCGTCCTGGACGGTAAAGGTCAGCGTATAGGTCGTCTGTGCGGACGCCGGTTCGAGGTACGCGAACGGAACGAGGACGCGGTCGGGGTTAAGCGGAGACACGGGGTTCGGCAGCGCCCAAGCGCAACGGATGAACACGCGGAGCGCGATCATGTCGTTTTGCGCAAGGTTGTACGCGATAGAACCGTCCGGATTCTGAATAACCGCCTGGTCGAGAATCTTAACGGAGATGTCCTTCCGCATTGCCCATACGAGCTGCGACCAGTCGCCGACGACGAGCTGCGCGATCGCGGTATCGAAGGAGCCGTTTTTCGGGAAATGCAGAGGTGCGCCGTCGAGCGCGTACGGAGTGGCGCCCTGCATATCGGTCTTGAAAATCGGGTTGCCGTTGTCGTCTTTGATGCCGCGAAGCTGTGCGCGCATTCCCATAGAGGAAATGCCGCCGTCGATTGCGAAGCCGCCCGCCTCGACCTTTGCGATAACGCCGCCGGTGCCGAGGAGGTTGTCATAGGTCAGCGGGGAGGACGGGGCAACATTGTTTCCGGCGTTGCGTGCGATAGGCACAACGCCGAGCGGCCAGTTCGCCGGACGATCCTTGCCGAACAGGACAGCGCCGTCAAACTCCGCGCCGATAGCAGCGCGGACGCGCTTCGTGACGTCATCCATAATGTCGACGTTCGTGTCTTCGAGGACGGCTTCCGGGATCGGCACGATAACG